CCTGTCGTGGCTCCAAATGCTACGGTCAGCCCGTCAGCAATAGTGATCGCCCCAGCGACGACAGGCACTCCCGTGGTCCAATCGCTCCAAGTGCCCCCGAAATTGCGTTTCCGGTGCTGGATAGTATCGGGAGTGCCGGTCGCCGCGATTCGAACCTCGTACTCCTGGTTCTCGTTTGTGTGCCACCAATTTGCTCGATCCAAACTGAGGTCATTCAGCCCCGAGCCCGTGAATTTTGGCACACCAATTTTCCCGGTCTTCACTGGATCTTGGCTGCCATAGATATTGGTCTGAATGTTGGAGCCGTTCGCATGGGCGAAAAATTCGTGATCGGTGAAGAACCTCAAATATACGGCATTTAGGTCCGCACTGACCTGCTCCCAAGTACGCGAATCACTAATGACGGCGTTCCATGCGCTAACTGTTGATGTTCCGGTCCCGGACAGCGGATAGATGGTCTCCCAGAGGTCGTTATACCGGTTGTAGAAGAGGCCGTTCGGAAGGGCCACAGCCGGCCGATGGATCGGGCACCAAATGCTGTTCGGATGGACATCGCCCCTCATGAGGCCACTGAAGGGATGCCCTGAAATGGTCCCCACGGATGCGCAGAGGCCATGAAACCCGCCCCGCGCACGGCTGTTCGTCGCGTCCTTACCGGTCGGAAACGTCGCGTTCGCACTGAGGATGTAGTCTGGAGCGAGGCCGCCACTGCCCGGCCATGCGGCGTACACGCGCAGATCCTTCCCTCTGCGATTCTCCTGGACAGCCAGACTGGGATCGTCCCAATTAGCAGCGAGGTTGACATCCAATAACAGAGCCTCACCAAGACGATACCGATGTCCGCCGATATCGAGAATCTCCGGAGGCAGACGTAACACCGTTTGGCTACCGGGCTCCAAAGCGAGCCATTCATATTGCGCCTGGAACTGCGGCAGAAAGGGAGACATGAATTCCAACTCCGCAGCGATTGCCGCAAAATTGGCGTTCATGCGGTCCGCCGCTGCAGGCAGAGAATCCGGGGGATGCTGATTGCGAATGCGATCAGGTATGTATGTCATGATGATTCTCTCTCTTTACTCGGGGTTTCGGACAGAGCTTTCCGGCTCTCGATTACGGCCGTGGCCATTTCTACGAGCATGTCGCTACAACGAATGGCCGCTTGATATGCGTCCATGTTGGCGTCCACCATGCCCGCACGTTGGAACAGTTGATATGCCCGCATCTCCGCGGGAAAAATGTTGCGTTCCTCCATCTGTTTCGCCATCTGTCCAAACCTCCCCATTTATGCGGCCGCATGGAAGCCGAATGTTTCCAACGTATTCAGAATTGAGTTGATAGCGGATCTCGACTCCGCGTCCACTGTCCACCCACCGGACGGGTCCGCCACGTGAGCCTGTTTCGCTACGGGAGTCACTCCGTTGACGCCGAATTTCCCCGCCACGGCGAGGTCTGAATTCGCGTAGAGCCGCTGATCAGCAACCGTGGCCGCAAACACACCGTAGACAAGCGCCTTCACACGGGCGTCGGCTTCGTCCGACCTTGAAACGTTGTCGATAAAGAGTTTACTGGAGCCGGTCTCGTAGTACCCGGCCTGATGACCGAGAAAGACGCCGCTCGATCCGGATGCCTGTCGGCCGGCCCCTTTCCCCAGGAACGTATTGTTGGAGCCGGTTACCAGCGACGACTGGCCGGCCATATACCCAATGATCGTATTCGCGCCGCCTGTCGTGGCCGCGGGCGCGGAATAGGCGCCAAAGAATACGTTGCCCGTTCCCGTGGTGATGGCCATGCCGCTGTTGTAGCCCACGAACGTGTTGTCGCTGGCCACGCTGTTGAATCCCGCGTTCGCGCCTACGAACACGCACGAAAGACCCGTAACGTTCAGTAGACCGGCCTGATCGCCCACGAAGACGTTGTGATGTGCGCCGTTGCCCGTATATCCGGCCCGGAAGCCGACATAGGTGTTGGCGCTGTGAGTGCGGTTTTGCGCTCCCGCCTCGTTGCCCACGAACGTGTTGGGGGCTCCGGTCCGATTTTCCAGACCCGCGTTTGCTCCGACGAATACGTTCCAGTCGCCCGCGGTCTGCCAGTAACCGGCCTGCAACCCCACGAAGACACAGTTCTGGCCGGTGAGGTTTTGCTGGCCGGCCGAGTCACCCAGGAACACGTTTTGGATGCCGGTCGTGTTGCACATGCCGGCGCCGAACCCGGCGAACAGGTTACAATTCCCGGTTGTGTTGTCCCGGCCGCACATGTAACCGAGGAACTGATTCCCGAATCCGATTGTGTTCGCGTTGCCCGCCTTGTAGCCGACGAACACGCACATTTGCGGATTTCCCGCCGCAACCTGCGCGAGGGACCCCACGATGGTGGTATACAGGCTGTCAGGCCCCAGAGCGTAGCCCGCTTGAGTCCCGATCGCGACCAGGTCGGAGCCCGCGGAATTGCCGTAACCCGCCTGATATCCCACAAACGTGTTGCGCAGCCCCGTATTCTGCCCGCCTCCAGCCGCGCCCACACCAAGGAAGCAACTCGCGAGCGCCACTTCCGAACTGATGAACGGGAGCTTCAACGAAATTGCCGCAACGTCTTCCTCGACCGCCGCAATATCTCCTTCAACTGTGGTAACTGCGCTTTCAAGTCCCGCAACGGCGCCGTCGAGTGTCGCCACATTGCCCTGAAGAGCAGTCACGTTGCCCTGAAGCGCTGTGACATTGCTTTGAACCGCTGTGACGGCCCCTTCAAGTGTCGCAAACTCAGCCTCAATCGTGGCGACGCTTTCAGTGGCCGACTCAACGGTCACTACCCTGGAAGCGATGGACTCGAACTCGTCCTGTATGGCCACGAAGTTCGCGTTAATCTTGTCCGTAGCCACGGGCAGAGTGTCCGGAGGACTGGTGTTCTTCAACAAATCTGGGATGTAGGGCATTGGAATCTCCGCAGTCAGCCTTCGTAGCGATCGAGCCGTGAAAACATATCGAGCGTGATGTCCGAGCGATTGAGCCCGATGGTGGAGTTATTCAGCTCAAATTCGCTCACCGTGTCCATTGCGATCCAGCTATCCGTCATGGCGACATGACCGTTCGCGAAATCAAGGGGAACGAACATATCCATCGTAATGTCGTCACGGTCCATGAACACGTCGTCATGGCGCATGAACAACACATTGATGAGTCGGGGGCCCTCCTGTTTCAGGGCCTGCGCTGTCGGGAGCGTCACTGTGTCCAGGAACACATCGGGAGCGTCGAATGTGATGACCCTCGAATCCATCGTGACCAGGCCGCCATGCACCCCGAATTCCCGCTCCAGCACCTTGAAGTCGACATCGCCCGCGGGCAGAGGCGACAGCCACAGACTCTCGTCCAAGAGCCCTTCGCCCAGGCTATGGTTGTTCGCGTTGGAACTCACGGTCCGGGCCCGCGCCTTGATCGTGCACACATCCTCGTTTGCGGCCGCGGCCCCCTGGCTCCGAATGCGCAGATACCAACGGGTGGCGCTGGGAACGATCGTCTTCAATTCCTTGGTGAAGCCATCGAGATCCGGAACTCGGTCAATCGTCAGCAGGAACGCTCCGTCGTGATAGAAGTCCGCGTCAGGGAAATGGCAGTTGTCCGTGCTCAGCCCGCCCTGCAAATCCAGCACGATCAATTTGGACGCCATGTCAGTGATCTCAAAATCTTCGATTCCAAATTCCGCGAGAATGTCTGAGATCGCTACGGTTGAGCCCTTATAAGACCATCTTCGAATTGCGTATCGAATGCGTCGCCGATTCCAATCATGACTCCTGTCTGTTCGCCAAATGTGCCCGACTTTAGACCCCAAAAGAGCAAGCCATTTGTCGGGGATCTGATCTATATTCTGAGTCCAAAGCAATTCTCGAATTTTGTCGTGTAGTCTATCAATTTCAATATCCCAAAGATTGAGAAAACGCTCCAAAACGCCACGACAAACGCCGTCCATTTGTACGTCTAACCGATCCACACCCACAGACACGTTATCCATGGTGTACGGACCATCGTAAGGATGTCCGTCGTAACGTTTCCAAATAGTTGGGAGCCGGTCGAATAGTCGTTTTCTCGGCATTGATTAACTCTGAGTCGTAATGTTAATGGACCCGAGGGTCAAAATCTTTCCCGTGGACGTAGAAACATCGGTTGTCGGCGCGTCGAATTCCACCCATGACACACCAACGACGCTGCTTACCGCTGAATGAAGGTCTGAAAACGTCAGTGTGTCTCCAATCCCGATTTGAGATACATCGAATAGCGCATTGATAGCTGCGGTGACGGCTGCAATGACCGCCACGCTGTTGTACCCCTCAGCAAAGCCAATTCTGCATGAGACATTGACCGCAACGGTCTGCGCATCCAGTAGAATATATCGTTCCTTCCATTGGCCCAAATGCCCCCACTGAGCGCATTGTGCATGGATCTGAGACTTCAGGAGGTCCGACAGGGGGCCGCCACCTGCGGGAACCACGTAGAGCGCTACATACCAATGAGGCCAATATGGGTCGGTGTTGCGGTCAACCGCCTGGCAATGCGCTACACCGGGGATGCTTTCTATCAGGGCTTGATAGTCAGGAATCGTAACGCCCCTGCGCTGTGTTCGGGTTGCAAGAGGAATACGACGGCGATACGATTTCGTGTCTTCCGCTAGAGCGCCTCCAGTCGCGGACGTCAAATTTGTGCACGTGATTTGGTCTTGCATCCCGTATGGCGGCTCTGTGATCTTTCCGGCGCCACAATTCCCTTCCGCTCCGTCACAAACCACGAATTGCACGGTTACAGGCTGCAAAGGAGATCCCCCCCCTTTTACCTCATCGCCGAAGACGAGAAACACGGTGTCTGCGACTCCATTGAACTTGTCGGCTTGTAGCTCGAGTACAAAATGTCGGTCTGTGGGAAGAGACCGCCAAAAACTTTCAACCTCTGTCCAAGACAGTCCGAGGTCAGAGTTGACTACGCTTACCGACCTAGCGGCTATGTTCTTTCCGAGATTGTACTTGGGACGCTTGGATAAATCCCTGACGACAAAATCCTCTGGATGCAACGTGAGCGTCTGAACTATCCCTTGGATCACAGGAACGTCAACATGCGCAGTCCCCTCCGGAAGGATCACGTCAAAACTCGACAGGTACGACATCCCGTCAATACGAGTAAATTTTGAGTATTTTGGTATCGATAGCACTGCCGCGAATCCGTCGACTCTTGCGATCTTGATTGTCGTGCTTGCGGCAGACGCGAGTTTCGGAGGCCAGTCGGTAGAGCTCGCGATATTGATAAGCGACTGCTTCCATTTCGCTGTGGGGATGAACTGTTCGTTGAACGCACGGTCCAGATAGAAGTTCGCCTTATCGATCTCGTCTTCCAGGAGGCGCACGAGACTGATTCCCGCGTCAGAATGATTGCGGTCGGTCAATTCGGGAAGAAGCATAGAAAGCAGCGCCAAAGCAGCTTCAAATCGCGCCGTGAAATCCCGTCCCGAAAAATCTTGATACTCAGGCATCCTATACCTCAGCGGGAACTGATAGTTCCATGAGCAACCTCGATCTCGAAGGGATACGAACCATAGTCCCAGCCTCCGGAACGTTCCCGACATCGAGAACATCCCTATCAAAATCTTCTTCGTCGAGGTTATCCTGCTCGTACATCTCCGCAACGATTGGCCAATAACGAATATCGTCGTAATTCCGCCACGAAATCAGATTCCATGTGTCATCAGGAGCGACCTGATAGTATTGATCGTCAACAGCCGGAGGAAATTGCCGTGATCTGGGAAAACGAGTATAGAGAATGTCGCCCTCCATCGCCTGATCGATTCCATAATATCGACTGCCGTATTCGTGGCCGCTTGCGTCAATTTCTCTGGCTGGATACTCCTGCACTCTCGCCTGTCGGGAAGTGACGAATGGAGAAACAAGATTGCCCTCGACCTGGCCGGCAATGAATTCGATAAACGCTGCAACTGGAGCCCGTCCTTCATCGGCCAAACGCCCTGTGAACTGCCATGCGGTTCCGTCCTGGGGAACGCGAGCCCGTTTCTCCCATCGTTCTGTCGAATGTTGCATCCAGAATGCCGCAAGTTGCTCGAATTCTGGTGTGTTGGGAGAAAACAGGATCTCGAACAGTCGGGATCCAAAATTCGGGAGCGTGTCGTGTTCGGTTAGGTGCGTGAGCAAAATATGTGCGATTGCTTCCGCGACGTGATTGTGCTCAGGGGCAAGCGGCTCACGAATCGTCCAGCTCTCATTCAAGTACTCGAGCATCACTGAAAGAGAATCCATCCCTCCCTGCGTGACTTGCACCCCACCGGTCACCGGATTGATCCGGAACGGGAATGCGATACCTTTGCCGAAGAATGGAGCGGTTTTCATGTGATCTTACTCGCTCACCCGAGATACTTCTTGAAGTAATCGGAGACTGCTTTCAGCACAGTCTGTATTGATTTCACCACGTCTCGATACGGTTGATTCCAGACAATATGGGAAGTCGTGTACACATGACCCATTTCGCCATCCACCACGAGCTGCGTTTCTCCGGCTGAAAGGAGGATCTGATTGCCCTTTGAATCGATCACGATGGAAGGGCCGATGCTCCCCTTTTCTTTGCAAGCGAACAGGAAAAGCACTCCGTCGCCGTCCTGTGCTACCTGCAATATCCCCTGGCCGTTCAAGTCCAATTGACCGATGATTGCCACACCATCTTTGATTGCTTCACTCGGTTTGGGAGAAGACCCGTTGAAAGCACTCGCTCCTCCTCGCATTGCGCCTTTTCTCATTCTGCTGGCTGTGCAAGGAGAGCTTGACTTCTCGTCTTCCTTTTTCCCTGGGGATCGGGAGAACCATCCGGCGCCAGTCCAATCACAGAGAAACATGCCCTCCTGAGTCCCGTTGTCATCGAATAGCAACGTGTGGCCAGCTTCTGATTTCAGCATCCGTATGTGAATCGATTTTTTCTTCTGGACCCTTGCGTCCAGCGGAAGAAACGGCTCTCCGTTATCTGCCCAGGCGCCGGCAGGGAAACAGTACGGCTTTTTGGGATTCCCCCCCTCAAAACCGACAATCACAAGCAATCCCGGGACCGGTGGCCACCAAATCCCCATGTCACCCTTGAAGCTCTGGCATCCCGTGGGGGCCCCAAAGAAGTCACACCATCCTGTCCAGTTCTCCGGCCCTGTATCGAATACCGCAGGGCATTCCGCGAGCACGCGTCCTCGCAACGCAGGATCGTCCACGCTCTTCACAATCCCGAAATGAAGGTTTCCGGATTGGAAGAAGTGGATCGGGTCTTTTGGAATGGGGAGTATGCTGTGCTCAATCACTGGACTATCCCTTAACCTTAGATCGCTCCTGCGTTAGGACTTGTGGGAGGCGTTCCATATTCGATCTGCGGCGGTTGATCTCCCTCTTCTTTCTTGTCTCCAGAATCCGATTTGACTTCTTCAACCGGATCTGACGCTTTGTTTGGATTCACCGTTTTTCCTTGCGTCTGCTTTCCCGCTCCTTGGCCGGTTTGCGCATCCTGTTTTGGGTCAAATGATTGAACGTGGCCGCCGTCACCGAATGTAAATGTGGCTTGCGATTCTCCGTCTGATTGCCTGGGTCCTGCGTACACGGAATTCTGCTTGTAGATGTTCGCGTGGTAGATCATAGGCTGAGCGCAGCATGCTTCGCTGGCGCCGTTACCCTTCCCAAGCGCTCCTTTCATCAAGTCGACATGCGTCATCCATGCGCCGTTTTTCGACCATGTGTGCGTGCATCCCTCTACGTACCACTTTCCCGAGTATTCATCGACGCCTTCCACGCTAAGCGTCTTTTTGGCCTTCAGGATCGGATAGTTCACGAGGGTCAGGCTTGCTTTGATTCCTGACGACTTCGCACGGTTTGACGCGTTGTTCATGCGGTTCTTTTCGGCGTCATCTCCCGGCTTGAGCCCTGGCGCTGATTCATAATTCCCTGTGAGACCACTCCCACCGCCTTTGCCATTGTCAGCGAAAGTATCCCCACCGCTGTTATCCTGTTTCTTTTCTCCTTCGGCCTGGTCGAGAAGTTGTTGAACCTGATCGCTGCATCGAGTTCCGCCGGGCATGGGAAAACGAAAACATTCACTGTCGCCGCCTTTTTTTCCCGTGTCTTTGATTTTCGATGTGTCAATGTCCACGCCAGCTTCCTTCCCAATCCCTTCGAGGTTCTTCTTGACCTGTGTTCCCTCTTGATGTCCTCGGCCGGTCTTATCTGAAAGTTTGTGTGAGGCGTCCAGCCCAATCACTGTGACCGTAAAGCCATGGATCCCATAGCGGGGGTGAATCTTCCTGATTCCCATCTCCACTTTTTCAGACAGGTCTCCTCGATACCCGAAACGAATGCAAAGCTTGTCGCCAAGCTTGATTTTCTTGTTGGTGTACTTTCGTTCCCGATTGTCCAGTGTAACGTCGATATGGCCCTGGCTCTCAAGGTCTGCAATTGTGAGCTTCTGGCAGTCAGCGGTCACATCGCGATCGTTTATCGTCACGAGAAAGTCGGGCTCTTTTGTCACAAATTTTGCCATGAGAGCTAAATCCATTCAAATAAGTGAATCGTGATATGGCCGTCTCTTGGAAGCAACGTTAATGGGGCAGCCATGTATGTCATGTGATGCGTCATTCCCCGATGAGCGCCATAACGAACCTTCGCGTCTTCCACGACACAGGTCATGTTGAGATGCGCCCCCAGGATCGCTTGAACCCGTGTCGGCCGATGAAGGCCCGCCCCGCGAACGAGAGGTTTAGTCAGGCGCCGGATCGAGTCAGAAAATGTCTTGACCCAGTTGTCTCCTCGATCATTCCTGCTGATTTCCAGGCTAAACGACACCCGATGCACGCGGCCGCAACCAAAATGGAGATACGGCGCTTCCCGTCCCGCGACAGCGAGCTGTTGCCAATCCGCAATGCTGTCTTCGTGGATCTCGTACGGGTTGTATTGAAACACCACTGGCATCATGAGAATATCAAGCGGAACAAGCATTCCTTGTGTGTACGGCGACATGCTCTCAGCTCCAGGTGTTCCCGAACCGGTTGCGGTTCTCCAAAGATTGTTCCGCGACAACTTGCTTGACCATGTTGCGGATCGGTTCGTCGCCAAGGGTTATGTGGACATCGACCTTAGGTTGAGCGGAAGCGCCGCCTTCGTAGGACATGGGCGCACCCACAGCTTTTTGTTGAGTTTCGTCATTTAGCGGATCGGATGGACGAGGTATTGAATTTCGGATAGATCTAATGGCTTCCCGGACTGCGCTTCCAAATTTCACCACAGCCTCTCCTGCGCTTCGGTACGCCTGGGTGTCTCCTCCTCCCGCTATCCACGATGGTTGATTTTTTCCCTCGGTCAAAGCATCAAGGCCGGCCGCCTTGTCGTATGCCGTACGTCCAGTCCGCATTATCTGGTCATAAACTTCACGTTCTTTCTGTTTCCATTCCTCCTTTGTGAATTCTGAGGCGTCTTTTCCAGGTTTGGGGAATTCGGACATGCGGACCTTGTATTCTTCCTTCATCCACGCATTGATTTCCCTTAGAGTTTGAGGCAAGTCTTTTACTTTGCCGATATCAGTTACAAAACCGCTCTCTTCTTTCCCTCTGGACTGAAACTTCTTCACCATATTGTTGAGCCGGTTCTGCGTGTTTTCTTTTTCGTAATATGCGGAAACTTTGTTCGCCGCTGCGGCCAAGACACCAGTGAACTTCGATAGGATTCCTTCTGAGGCAACGATAGAGTCGGTTAGGCGCTTAGATGCGTTCCCTAATTGCTTCCAGCCATGCCCAACGGTGTTGACGGCCTCATCCATCTTGTTCTTTAATTCGGAGAAGTCGGCGCCACGAATGTCACGCGTTTGCTGCTTCAACCGTTCAACAGTCCCGCCTTGCGCTAATGCAAGGATTTGAGGCAAAAAGTCTTTTGAGAATCCGAGATCCTTCACCATACTCAACCCATATCGCGGATCCTGACTCAGTTTATTTGCGTATGCCATAGCCGGAACCACGGCTTTTTCGAGGAACTGAGCAAACTTATCCGGGTCTGACATAACCTTGCTGATTCCGGCCGCTCTGCGGCGCACTTCATCTTCCTGCTCTTGTTTGGCTCTACCTCTGGCGCCAATTTTCAACAACCCCTCGTTTGCCATCATGAGCCGCGCATAGTCTTCGGGCGCACTCACCATAATATCTTTCATGGCACGGCCCGACTTGGCGCCTTTGAATCCAACATCAACCATCGTGCCGGCGTAAGCCAGCATAGCCGCGGGGTCCCAACCCTTTTGAGCCATGACCGGCGCCACATATTGCATGAACTCAGTGATCCCTTTGCCCCAGATATTTGAAATCTCGATAGACTTGGTGACCATCGCCATCATCTTTTCGGACATTTGGCCAAGGTTCACATTCCCAAAACCCCGGACATTTGCGGATCCACCAGATTGAAGGGCGCTGTATACGTTTTTAGGTTGCGCAGTGAGGTACTGGTTCAAAAGCTTTGACTGCATTTCGGCTGCGGCTTCCGGCGACATTTTTGACATTTTGGCCGTCATCATGGCCGATTCGTTCATTTGCTTCAGGATTCCGACGCCCAGCTTGTCCACCGAAAAAGCAGACGCAGTTTGAGACATTCCCTTGATGTACTCTTCAGCCGAGATGTTCGGATATCGCGTTGCAAATTTGTGAGCGGAGACTTCCGTTTGATACTTCTGCATCTTGTCAAAATTGACTGCCGACAATTCCGCAAGCGCTTCATCCGTTCCCACACGTTCTTTGCCCATGCCCAAACCAATCCCATACCTCCCGGCCTTTATCGCTTCGTGGAACAACAAGAACCGTCCCATAAAGCCAAAAGCGCCCATGTCACCAAAAATACCTTGCGCTCCGGACCGCCCTTGTCCCATTGCTCCTGCGGCGGCAGCCCCGGATGCAGTCCCTATTCCTCCGGGCGCCACAGTGGGCATAACCAATTTGGGGAGCTTGATCCCCTGAAGCTGACGCAATGTGGCGACAAAAGCTCCAGTCTCAATTTTTGCAGTTCGAGCGGTCCCCGTGATATAGCCAAATTGTCTCCCAATTTCCCGGGCAGCGGATAGCCCCTTAGTCGCGTGGAGGGATAACTCAGACCAGACGGCATTCAACGCGGCCAGACTCTTCTGCATACCAAGAGCGCCTTGTTCCATCTTCTGGAACGCTGCGACAACCTGATCTGAGCCTGTGACCGCGTACGCTATGCCGATGTTCTGGTTCATGCTCGCTCCGGCTCATTCTCCAATTCAAGCTGATGAAGATGCTTCGTCCAAACCGTCTGTTGAACAGACCACGGCCAGGACAAAACCTCGCTGCGTTGTTGCTTCAGATGAAACATCATGTTGTAGACAGCCTGCTCAAAGTTATCGAGGGTCATCGCCAAGATTGGCGCCAGCCTCGTGTAATCCTTGTATCCCCATTGGGTAAGGTCGGAACCTGTCCTCACCCAGCCGGTGCGAAAAAATGGGGATGTTGAAGGATGTTCGTGTTCGTCTTTCTGCCGCATTCCGGGCAAGGGACAGCGACCACGGTGTTGTATCCGCATGTCAGCTTTCTTCTAGCGCCGGAAATGGCCGCATGGTCCGCGGCAAGAAGGTGAATCACATCCTCGTAGGAAAAATCCTTTTTCCCGTCGAGGGAACGGAGCGCATGAAAGTGAACCAGGTTTAGATCAACAGCGCCCGTGGATTCCTCTTGTCGGTTGATCTCCAGCTCTTTGCGGCCGGTCAACATCCCAATTTCCGCGACCATGTTTGACCTGGGCAACGTGACGCGAACCAATGGGTCCGGCGCCCCCGTGGATTCCTTGGGGATTGGTCGCGCTTCGAGGGTGTTCAACGGGAGACTCTGTTGTGAGTCGGACCCACAAAACGGGCATATGTGGGTGAACAAGAAGTTCTCGCCGTTGTGCAGCTTGTAGTAGTTGAGCTTGTACTGCTCAATCGCCAGGAATTCCTGATCGGGAAGGAGAAGATCGAGAATGTCGCTACGCCCGATCTTCTCCTTTGCTCCGATACTGTCAGTCAACGCTGCGAGGTAATCGTACATTGATTCGCTCATGCGTTTTCGCAAGAGCGCCTTTATAGCGTAGCCGTCAGCCTCATGGACAACGGCTACATCGCCAGAAATCGGAAGGGTGACCTCCCGTCGTTCAATTTCAGGATTCTCTCTAATCATGCAGCCTCAAGCTCCCTTTCTTCCCTGTATTCGTACTCAACATGGATTTCGATGATAAGATCCTTGTCCTTTTGCATGCTGTGTCGGTTGCCAGGCCTGTACGCCGATGGCCATGCCCGGTAGAATTCCCATACCTTCACCGCATTGCCGTCGTTTCCCAGCTCATACAGGGAGAAGTTTCGCCGATACTGCGATGCGGGCTTGCCGTTCCCGGTTTTGGGATCCTGGATGTCGTTCATCCACTTTTCCCAGAAAAGTTTCCCGTCGCCAGAGATCGGCACAATCATCTTCAGAATCGCCGGGTGATATTCCATAAACCCGGCTTCCTTAGAGGCGTAGTTTTGTCCCCCCCCTGCGTGTTTGGTGACGCCAATGTTGCGTTCCCCGGAATCGAACTCTTGAACCAAGAAATATGGCAGGCCATTGAACTCCACCCGGTATTTGAACTCTTGCAGTCTGGGAATTGAGCTACTTTCAGCAGGCATCTTGCACCTCCCATATTATCGATCAGGCCCGGACCCAGCCGGGGAGAGTCTTCATTTCCATGTAATCGGCAAACGCTTCGCCGGTCCTCATCACCCCCAGCGTGATTTCCAGGTAGTAGATCGTCCGTGTCGGCTGAATGAGCGCACGGCAATGGTAAATGCCGCGATCTATGTCGAGTCCGCTGTTAAGGACTGCATTCCTCAACACGCCTCCGTCGAAATACGCGTCACGGTCTGTCTGGAGAGCGAAATCGTAAATCGCGTACCGGTCTTTCCAGTCCTGGAACGCCGGCTGCAAGACCCTATGAATCTCCCGCCACGTCACCGGATGGTTGGGGTCATCGAGGAACATACGAAGGACAGGAAGGAGGGCCCGATTCATCATGGTGATGAATCTGACTACATTCAATTCACGCAACGCGGAGGCCGCTCGCTGAGTAGTGCGTTGCTCCCAAAACATCGCCCCTTCAATACCGGGGATATGGCTAATGAACAGGTAGTTGACGCCGTTCTCAGCGAACAGGTCGGCATATCCGGTCGATCGATACGACTGAATGTTGAAGTCGATGTCCTCGACCAACGTCACAACGCCCCGTTTCGGTCCTACCGGCGCATACCACTGGCCGTAGTTGTTGTCCGTCTTGCAAAGACACGATGCAAGATGCCCCAGGTTCGGAATGAACTTCCGGGTATCGTCCATGTCGTCATAGACCTTCGGATAGCCGAACCACAGACAGAATCGATGCGAATTAAACGCCGGATGTGACCAAGGAAGGTTCCCCAGGCGCCAGTCCACTACCTCTTCCGGGGTCATGCCGAATGGCACCTGGCCGTGAGCGATCATGTCCTGGCGGGATTCCACGTACGTAATCATGGCCTGATATACGGTCGGGCTTGTAGTCCCCGGGATCATGAGATCCATTGCAAGGTTCCAGTTCTTGTCCGCCGCATACATGCCGGTTTGTAAAGTGGGATCGCCGATGTAGTCGTGTTCGACCAAGGCGCCTCCGTCATCACCGCCAGCAAGCGGAACACCGTTCAGATTCACGGCTGGCCGATTCGACGGAGCCAAGTTTGGCGACTCCAAATCCTCAACAGAGATAAGGAGAGACCGCTCCTTGATGTAGTTCACCACGTAGCGTGCATGGGATGGGTCCATGCTGACATCCACGTAGTTTTCCTGAAGCTCTCCCTGGAGTCCGTAGACAATCTTCACATTGAAGAGTTGATCGGGATTCAAGGCGGAATCGGAAATCTGAACGATCAGGTAATTGCCCCATTCCCCCGGATTGTCGGCCCAAAATTTCAATGTCGGCTGCGCAGAACCCGACGCTCCGGCGTGTTCGGTGGTATTGAGTCCTATTGCGGCCGCTGCCGTGGATGTAGCTTTAACCTGGATATACGCGGTGGGGCCGGTTGCGACCGTAGTGAGCCGCAAAGCCCCATTGACAACCGAAGCTGAGGCGCTAGCGAGGGCTGCAAGCTGCAGGACAACTTGCGCCGCAGTAAGCATGAAGCTGGCGGCCTCTCCGTTCACCGGCTGAAGAGTAAATGTTTGATCAGCTCCACGGTTTACCGCGACAATAAGTTTGTTCGTCCCGGAGTCCGCTGCGTATACCGCCTCAACAAAACCTAGAACCGAATATGCGTCATTTGCTACGGTCTGAATCTCAATCAAATCAGCCGCGTTGTTTGCGCGAACCCGGGGGCGCCCGTCAACTATTTCTGCGGTCAAGTCGTTAGTAGCCGCGTTAATTTGGTCACAGACCTGTTGAGCGGTTTGCATAGAGCCAGAGAGCGTAAACTGTTGAGACGTTCCCGCAGTTCCCACTTTCACCTTGAAGGCGTTGCTAGTTCCCGCGCCGAATGTGTATGGCGCCACTTCAGTAGCGGTTATGCGCCCCGATACGGCTGGACGGAACGTGTATGGACCTACCGCTCCGGTCACTATGGCCGGCAGGGGAGAAGCCCCGCGATCGTTGACCGTGACGAATGCTTTCAACGCCGCCAGTGTCGCCGCATCGTGGATGTCGGTGTAATGGCCCAACCTGGAAAGGATAAATCGTGCCCCCTGCCTGAGCCCCATCTCGACCACAAGCGGATCCGTAGATCGAGTATGCTTCAAACCGCAAACTCGCCGGTATTCCTCCATGCTAGAAATAACCACAGGCTCGTGCATCCGGCCGCGCTGCATTTCGACGCACATAAACACGTAACCACGAACGATCTCGTCCACGAACATCGAGAGATCGTTGATTGTCCAAATTACCCGTGTAGCTCCCAGGGTCATTTTGCACCTCCACTCACCGCGTCAACGATGTCGATATGGCCCTCTCGTTCGAGCCTGCGTGCATTGGGAGGCAGCAATTTCTTGGCAAAGACTCGGGAGAGATTGTGGCCGCTGGCTTTCGGACCCATCTCGATGTGCGTGCCGTCCGCAAGCGTCATGCCGATTTTTGTGGCCGTGCGATTGCGGACAAAGATGGTCCCGGGAATTGGGGCGTCCGCCTGAACTTCCGCTTGAACCTCCAACGGCGCTTCTTCAGACGAATTCTGTGAGTTGTTCTGCTCTTCGCTTGCTTTCCTTGCCATTGCAAACCCCCGAAGGTAGTAAAAAGGTCAGTCTCTCCAGTTGATCTCGTGACCGAAATTGACTCCAGTCACAGGATCGACCAAGTATTCCTCAAGGCGTTCGATCCATACTCCGTAAAACCAGAGCATGAAAATCATGTCGTATAGAGGCTTTGACGTATCGTCGTCGTTATGTGGATCCTCTCCAAGCATGACAAGCGGACATTGATCGCCAATGATAGATGTTTGAGCCGCAGGAAACGCTTGTATGAGTTTCAATCCCAGTTGGTCACAATGAGGTTTTGATGTGGCCCGAGCGTGAAGCTGGTAGACGACAGTTATTGGTATGGGATGCGGTTTCACTGACCATGAAACTGTGTCCCCATTCGCGTCAACATTTCGCTTGAATACTTCGCAATCGCGCGCACGTTTGTAATCAATTTTCCACCAAAGCCGCTTGAACGCATAGGCAGGATATTTCGCGTCCTCTTTATCCCGATCCGGAACATACGTGTAGACCGGAATCGGGGCGCCATTGAAGAGGACCCTTTTCAGGCGATTCTCAATAAAATCGTCGATAAGTTGAAACATGATCTAGCCCTGCAAAATGCAAACAAAACGCAAATATAAAACAGACCGAATAGCCGCTAAAACGGCGCTTCCTGTAAACCACTAATCGGAAGCGCATTGTGTAGTGCGCTCCTGAAATACGCGACAACGGAAGGCGCCGCTTCCTCATACGCCGTCTTCACGAACGGCCGGGCATGACTGCGGGCGCCTTCTTCGTTCCATCGTGCGACGTCTGCGAGGAAGTTCGTGTCAAACATGGATTTCTTTCCACCCTGTGGCTTCCCCAGGTAGCGTCGGCGATTCTTCGGAACTCGTCCCTTATAAGTATCCCTGTGGAGAAGCCCTCCATATCGAGCTCCACTCCACCAACCGACTTGCCCACTGATCATTGACGGTCCGAACGACACACGCTTTCTGGCGATGGAGTTGTACAGGAGATGCGTGCGAAACAACGGATTCGATGAATAACCCTGCCGCTCCTTCCATTTCCTGTATTCCTCCTCATTCGGGGGCCATCCACCATGTTCCATGACAGTGCGCATGGTCCTGACTATGAGCTGCTCAACGCCCGTCGCCGCCCTATTGAGTTCCGACATAAACTTGCGATCAAATCCCGCGACCGCTCGCAAGAAATTGGGAAGTCCAGGGGCGTCTATTTTCTGTGTTACCTGCATTGCTTCAGCTCATGTCGTAGGAAAATTCGGATCCGGGTAGCGTATGCTCTCGTTCAACGGCTTTTCTCACCACAACGTTGATCGTCGGATTTGTCGCCATATTCGGCCCGGTATCCACGATGATCGCATGTTCGATGTCGAGGTCCCATCGCTCGCCCAAAAACTCGAAGCTCATCGTCGGCTCGATCTTCGGGATTCCGTCTTCAAGGAGGTAGGGGCGGAAGAAGAGCAAATGACGTTCTTCATGCTCCTCGATTCCTCCGGCGCCGACAACAAGTCCCTCGGCGTTTGACCTCACGTTCGCCCAATGGACCGTGCGCACAGATACGGGAGCACGTTTGCATATCCCACCGCTGACGTAGCTCCTATATGAACCATCACAATAGACAGCCAGACTGTCCATAACGATTTGATCGTCACTCATGACAATGGGGTAAGTGATCTGTCCATCTGTACCGGATATTGGTTCACCAGTTTCCGGATCAAAAATTAAAAAAGCATCTTGCGTAACGCTTTTAGCCCTAAACGTTCCATTCGCCGCGGGATTGCCGACAACCCCCTCAATAGTTATTAGGGCATTCTCGGCTCGTCTATGATTAGGACTCACAACCAAAACAGGTGTATCGTTTGAGGCGCCAACGACAGCCCTGGGATCTTCCCGGAGAACGAGAATCCAGAAATCATAAGCCGAGAAGTCGTAACCCTTCTTGGCGATCGCGATTGCGCTATTTCTGGTAATCTCGTTCATTACTACTCATTCACCATCGAGCCACGCCACAACCCGGCCACGGGTTCGTCAGTTGCGCCGTCTCTACATCCGGATTGGACTCGATTACTCCAGCGCCCTGTGCTGCGCTTGCCTTCAGTGTGGCGATCACATTGCGAAGCGCCTTGAAGAACTCCGCTCGATTGGGCAGTCGCGTTGTCTCAACTCCCGCCCTGCGTTCCTGCACCTCGTCCTGATAGATCTGAGCAAGACGAGGCATCAACGCTTCAAGGGTTAACGCGGCGATGTAGGTCGCCTGCGGGTCCGTCAATGGCTCCGCCCATCCTTGTTGCGCCGTCTGCACAGAAATCAGCATGGGCAGATCTCCCTCAAGGAGCGGATCCTTGGAGAGAGTCGGTTGCACATGAAATTTGACGAGAGCCAGGATGTCTACGGCCATCAGAGATCTACGTCCTCACTCGCAACCTTGGGCGGCCGCCCGCGTCTGCGTTTCTCAGGCTGTGAAACGTCTTCCTGAGTTTCGGGTTGATCCACAAATTGGGCGGGAGACTCGGCTGAGGAGGAAGGGCCATCAATTGAGTCTCCGCCCTCAGAGGCGACGGGCTCCTGTGGGCTGCCAATCAGAATGAGCCCGCCTGCACGAATCCAATCCTGCGTAAGACGGCCGAACGGTTCAGCCGCGTCCACGACGCTATCCCGAACGACAACCAGGCCGGTCTCCGAATCGCGGAACATACCGTCAGTGTTTTTGAGTCGTACTCGCTTCAAAACGAGCCCCCTATCAGGTAAGCGGAGTCATGGACGCCGGAAAACCATGCGTGCTGAATGCCAAGGTCTCGTCCATGATGATCCGGGAAAGCAGGTCGATGGTGGCGAAGTCGGAAATGATCGACGCCTTGGTCCCGTTGATCTCCCTCATGATGATCCGTTCGGATTCCACAAGGAGTCCCCGGAAAATCATGTAAAGGAGAGCGCCCCTCGGATCCATTCCCATTGCATGAGAGTCCGACATCTGCTGACTCACGAAATGCGGCACACGGTCCGGGATGATGAGGTTCCTGCTCTGGATCTCCACTTCGCGGCCGCCGACACCCTGCTGTTTTTTGAATTCGTCGATCTTCAGAATCGCCCGGGCCTTGATCTCAGACGTAATGAGGGTGCCCCAGTTCCTAGCGATCGCACGTGCGCGAGCCCACATGGTCACGAAATCCTCAAACTGAAGTTTGTTGGTTGTCGACGCGACGCCAATCACGGGACAAGCGTCGGAACCGTCCGCTTGATCACCGTTGATGAGGACGGTCACCGCACGGTTGTAGAGCTTGGCGCCAAGCTGGATTCCTACCCGATTGAGCCATGGAGCCAAGAGTGGAATCGGGCAGGACAACACCAATTCATCGGTCAACTTAATGGCGATGGCTTGTTTCCCTACGCCTACAGTCTTGTGAGACCACTCCATGCCGCCTTCAGGGATCGTTTCGCCCTCACGAACTGTCTGCGTATCCGCATTCGTATATTTGATATGCGGCGTCGTGACCACCATGGACGAAACGTTTTCTGACCTGGCGCACAGGTCCAAATGATTTGCGCTGGAAGTCAAACCGTCATAAATGAAATCTCGGATCAACTCCGGCGCCAGATATTCCAAGCCGGTCCCGGAAAGGGACAACAGATTGCCAATCGTCGTCGAAGCCGGGTCCATGCCGAGGTCGCACCAAATGTCTTCCCATGAGATAGGGGCCGTTCCCGCTGCATTGGTCAATCCGAGTCCGCCCTTTTCGTTGACGACTTTCTTCTGCATGAAATCGATGATCCGACATTCTCTGCCAGACTGCCCATCGTTGCCGCGGTACTTTGCCATCGGCATATAGATCTTCTCTTTGAACGTGTGCTTGAGTCCGAGTTCTCCGCTCATTTTGCTACCCTCATTTCACCAAAGCGTACCCGCTAGTCTGCGGGACAATTACAGTTCGAGTGTTTCGACCGTCTGGTCTGCCGCTGTGGCCGTGGTGATCACAAGGCCGGCAATGGCCGCAGCGTCGTGAGTGGTGGAATTGTAGGCAATGACTTTGCCGGCCGCGTCGTACACAAACGGCCCCGGCGCTGTAATAGCGGCCCCGGAAACACGGTCATCTCTACGCTCACGGAAGCGGGTCTCGACCGTGCAGAATAGATCCGTGCCTTTGTGAACGGCCACAGTACCCACTATTGCCACGGAACCCGCCGCATCTACCTGCTTCACAGTCTTGGCCGTGGAATCGAGGACAACCACATCGCCCACAGCTATGGTGGAGGGGCAGGCAAAACTTACGGCAAGGACATCACTGAGACGTTGTTTCATATTGTTGTTCCCCTTTCGTGGACGATTTCTTATTTGTTCGCGTGAAGCTTCTGTGCGCTTTCACGAATTTCTGCTTCATCGAGACTGGTGGGGCCAACTTCCCCATCCGCCCTTTTCAAATCTTCAGCCTCGCTGGAGCGATTGAGCCCGAAGCGCTCTTTTGCTTCTTCCTGGTAGCGCTCAAGCTCCTCGGCAAGGAAATCCAGGTCACCCGAATTCTCGATGCGGGCACGAAGCTTCTTGTCCAAAGAACTCAATTCGGGTTTAGCCGGATCGACCCGGGCCGCGTCAAACGCCTTCAACGCCTCAGAGCGCTGGTGTTCCACGAACCGATCACCGTTTTTCGCTTTTTCCAGACGTGCGGGGATGCGATTCAGGACCTCGGCCGCCTTTGGCGCCAGGCCGTTATCGTCCTTGAAGAACTGTTCACCGATGGCCTGAAGCCCTAAAACGAGACTATTTCGCTCTTCGCTGGCCGCATGTAGGATCTTGATGCGGTCGATAACCTTTTCCTCGAATCCCGCGGGGATCTCGCTGTTGTCGACCATGGGGTCAAGCTTCAGAAGGCCCGCGGCCTTGTTGATGAGATCCAACAGCTTCTTGAGCATGTCGCGTCCTCCTGTGACGTTGGGTGTGTTGTAAGATTGATGATTCGCGGTATTCCCCGCGGCTCGCGTTCCTGCGTTAGCGTCAGCCCCGGCTCCCCCGGGAACAATCGCCATGTGGCGAACAGACGTAATTTTGACAGGTAGGAAACGAACGATCTCGCCTTTGACCTTTTTCCCCTGCTTCACCATGAACTCGTAGTCGTCCATGTCTTCGTGAGACTTTTTGAATTGACCGGTGATGCCAATGGAGCCGGAACGAAAGATCCCCTTTTGGAGCGCAATAGCGGCTTTTTGATCGAATTCCGGATCAATAACCAATACGCCATTCGCCCCGGGAGGAATATCCGAGGAATCCTCCCATTCAGCCTGCTCAATGTGACCAACGATGTTATTCACGTCGTCGCTGTGATTCTTCATCAAGTCAGGCTTGCTCGTGTTCACCAGACGAGGTATCGCTTTGATGGCCTTGCCGCCTTCATGTGAATAATCGACCAACACGGGATACCACCCCATTGATGGCCACGCTTGCACACAGGACAACAGTCGCCATTTCTGACGGACAAGACCGTCATCATTCGCTTCGGAATTGGCGTCTGCATCATCGGAGTTATCGGCGCCGGAATCGTTGTTCTGTTGGTTATTGGGGTCAACGCCTTCCTGCGCAGATGGCATAATCGGCGGCGTCTCTCTTCTCTCTGTAGACACGTAATGATCGAGAAAAAACAACTTCTCGCCATTGTCGGCTATGACATGATTGGGAACCTTGATTCTCGTTTTGTCCAACATGATCCGCTCCGCTACGCTGCCTTCTGCAAGGCGTACTGATTCGTTTCTTTGTTGAGCGCGGCCACATAAGCCCCGGATTCAATGTCAAGATCCTCGTAACCAAGAAGCTTTCGAGCTTCAGGCTTGTCGATAATGCCTCCCTCAAGCTGGGCGGCAATGGCCTGAGACTTCATCATTTGGGCCTCAGCCTCTTTGAAGAGGTCCACCATGATGTCATCCCGCATTCGAACTGACAGGCCGATGTCTCCCATGCCATTGAGCGCAAGGTTTAGTCGGAACCCGTGCTCCAACACCTTGATGGGGCCTTGCTGATACAGCTTGAGTCCCTGGAGAAGCTCCTGGAAAATCACTCGTGCGAATGTCTCGGTCGCTCCAAAGTTCCAGCCGAACCAAATAGGATCACGCTGTAATGCGGCAAACATTCCTTGGAGCGCAACCTGTAAAATCTCCTTTGCGCCCTGAGCCCCAGACTGGAGATTGTGAAAGGTGAAGCCGATGTTGTCGTAACCTACGCCCAGTCCCTCAACGAGATTTTCTCGGAGGGTTGCGGCGATATCCTGCAAGAACTTCTGGGCCTTCGCATCGTATTGCTCCTGTGATTCCCCACCCTCACGCGGAGGCGCTTTCACAGAAGCAAGAAGAATTCCCAAGCTGCTTGCCTTCTCCACCCACGTCCGGATCTGGCGCATGATGTCACGGTGCATCTTGCAGGACTCAAGCGCTGACAGAATCGGTGGAATCGCGTACGGATTACTGTCTCGAAGCATGAGCCCGTGATAAACTGTCTGAACGGGTTGAAGCGGAACCCACATCCCTTTGTCGGTGGGATTCAACACGCCACTCCGCTCCTGCATAAGTTGCAGCGTCCCCTGTTCATCCACATAGCGCCATCGAAGAGTTTTAATCGGAACAACAAAGGCTCGCTCGATGCGAGAAAAGGCTTTATCGGGAACCCATTCAACGCAACATGCGCCTGTTCGCGCAAGTTGCTCGAGAGAACTATTCACCACGCCGTCCGCCCCACCGGCATACGGGAAACATCGACCAGCCAACTCGTTGCAAACTGAGACCGCCTCTCTCGCTCGGGATTCGGAAGCGGCGCGAATCAACAGCTTATGGCCAGGATTTCCCAGAGCAACCGTCGTGTGGATGAACTTCTTTACGTACGGATCGAAGATCGCGACTGAATCGCAAACGTCATAAAGAGAAAACGGAAAATTCGCCGGAATGACGCTGAGCCCGCTTTGCATCGCCGCCAGGGAAGACGCTGTAGCTTCAGTGTCCCGACTTACGCGGGCCGTAACCATGGGATAACCGGCCGCGGGCTTGGTTCTTGGCCTGCCAAGTTTCGCTTTGACTCCGCGGAGGTTCCTCATGCGCGACCTCCTGCCTTTATGAAGACAGGCATCACCATCGGAGTCGCTTGGCCGCCAAAACGATACGCCGCAGTCATGCAGTTATTACAGGCCATACCATAGTGGTTCTCGATGTTCGGACCGGCCGCATAAGCCCGGGTCACATTCCCCCGTTTGTCCGTTTCAAATTTCACAGTGAGCTTTTTCAGGTGCCGGCGCACATCGACCAATCGTGCAAGGGGAAGATCGGAACATTTCTGTCGCGCTGGGAAATAAAGCAAATGAGCTTCGAGGTTATCAATAAATCCGTCAAGCGCTTCCGTCCGGTCCTGTTTGACGCATTTGACCATTATGGCCCGGCCGCCATCTACATGCGGTTCTTCATCTTCCTTGTAGGCGTTTCCGGAAAAATACTGAATTGAGACGCGGCCATTGTGTCTGTATGCGAAGTCCTTTGCTGGTTTTTTGTTTGGCTGCGCGTCGATCACACAGTAATGGATACCGAATTGCTCCATAAGCTGATCGAGACGCCCCCAATTCTCGGTCTCCTCGAAATAGGTGTACAGAAGGAAGGGGCCGCTCCGGATCCCAATGGCTATAGTGAGGAGGTCACCCTGGTCGACACCCATATAAGCGCCAACTTCGGAATAGCTCCAACCGTGAGACCCCTCGCATTCGTCGAGCACTTGATCGGTCACACGAGCTGCGCCCCCGCCAAAGGGGAAACCAAGAATCGAGATCGTGAACCTTGACATCTTGGATTGAGCTCGGCGGCTCTCGTAATACTCGTTCATGATGTGCGAGGCGTAATTCGGGAAGTCAGGAGGAACGATCCAGGTGTAGAGCTGAGACAGGTGGTATCCGCGGCGATCTTTCGACTGATGCGGGACCCAAACGCCATCGTCCATGTTCAACTTGGCGCCGCATTTCGCACAGCCGCGATAGTGGGTCTGCTTCGGATGAAGAGTCTTGCGCTCTTTCGAGGAATACTCCCGGAAATTGTTGTTGTCCGGGAAATCCAATTCAAGCACGTTGTCCTTGTAACCGCATGACGGACAGATCAAATGCCAGTAGTGCTGGTCGGTCGATGAGAATTCGGCGTCGATATCCGAACCTGGAATTTCCGGCTGCGATAGCGCATGGATCCACTGAAGCGAGGAGTGCATGACGCGGTCGCGGGCAAGTTGCCGGTTCCGCTCATTCATCTCGGCCACTTCGTCGAAGATCACGAAATCGCCATCAACGGATTTGGCTTTGCCTTTGGAGAAGAGGCCCCTGAAATACAGAGCCCCCGGACCGATCTTCTTCAGGCCGACGTTATTGATGCCCCGGACACGCTCAGTCAAATAGGGAGATTCCTGGAGAATCGAAAGACACCGGTCATTCGAGAAGTCAGAAACGGCTGCGTCATCCTGGAAGAAATATAAGGCCTTCTTCCCTAGATGCTCCGCAACGTAGATCCCTTTTAGAAGCGTGACCGTTGAGATAGCGACCTGTGCCGCCTTCATGAACGTCTGGTCTGGAGATGGGTCATTGACGATCTGCCGCAAATATTCATGGCCGACAAACGAATACGGCCGTGCTCGAATCATGATTTGAGCGTGCCGAAGCCACTCGGCAAACGTCATCTTCGCCGATGTGGGCAAGTGTTTGGTATTTGGCGTTAGTCGAGACAGCACGCTCAATTGATCGCAACTCCAGTGGCGCTCTCCGCCGTTTCCAGCTTCGCCGTCGATTCATCCACGAGGGTCAAAACCTGCTCAAGCAGCTCAGGCTGCCCGGCCATATTCTTCCGAACTTCCGCTTCGATGTCTCCTTGGGCTTTTCTCAACAGCCGTTCATAGGTGCGCTTCGCTTGATCTTCCAATTGCAGAGAACGCGCTAGCGATAGCCGTGTAGTCGCGACTTTCTGAATCGCGCTACAAAGAGCGACAATCTTGGTCACGGCATTCTTTGAGGTGATGTCAATGCCGCGAGCAAGGAGAAGAATCTTTCGCATCAGGAGAATGAGCGCCTTGTGCTCGTCAGGCAGGGCCTTCAATTCGCGTTCATCAACAATGTCGCCGCGGCCGGCTTCCGGAAACATTTTCTCGCACCAACGCGGGATCTGCGTCGGATACGCGGTAAGGCCATGAGCCTTGAGAATCTCCATGGCGTTCTTGATCGGCAGACACCGGCGCCACCAATCCTCAAGCTCGACGACTACCCTGTCGGGAAGCTGGGAAAGGTCCGTAATCCGAGTCGGTGAATACTTGGACATCAGCTCTTACCCACGCTCCAATCAAGAGGCTCTTTGGTTACGAGACGCAGAACGATATTCACGAGCGCCAGGCCAACGGTTCCGCCAAACGCGACATACTCCGGAGCGACGTTCAAACCAAAATAGGCCGCCACAGAAACCGCGATGGTTCCCGCGTTTACCCAAATCGTTTTCGAAGTGAGCGGGTTCTTGCCCGCGACAAGCTGAGTCCCAATCTCATTGACGACTCCGAGTCCGTCTTCGATCAATCTTTTCTTCTGATTTTCGGTCATAGCCATGATGATCCTCGACTTTCTCAATGGCGGCGTTTCGACCCGGGGTGCAGGACAGAAAGGGAAGACCGATGCGCCAACCAGGAAGCAAAAGCAGATTTGATTGAAGGGCCGATCAACGGGGCGCGGAGAGAAAATCCGTTGATAGTTCCGCCACTGCGTATTCGATTGTTGCGTCCTATGCTCATTCATTGCTCATGTCATGTTCAGTTTCTCCGAAAAAGGTGTCGTGACGGTGCGTCGATTGCGGTTCCATGTTTGATTATAGTTGAGCAATCACGTCATTACGTCCTGACCGTCATAGTTGAAAAATCGGATCGCGCAATAAAGACATGATGTCAAGAATAAATGTGAGATGAAGGGTTAAATAAGAAAGGTAATGTGGCGGGAATATGGTGGCATGGTGCGGGATTGTGAGGGTAGAGTTTTTTTTCACGGGGAGAAGGATGTGAAGGAAAATCAGAACAAGAAAAAGGACTCCGAATATTCTTGAGTCCTTTTTCTCAACTCTTTGGGCTCTGTCCTCAATCCGATTTGAGCCATTCTTGCAAAGTCCAGAGCCTAATTTCCGTCCCGGGGACTCGAACGAAGGCGTCACCGGAAAACGTTGTATCCATAATAAGCAGCTTCCTGCCCGCAGGAAGACAAATCGCCTCACCCATCTTAATAAGATCCTTTACACGCTTGTCCTTGGCTTCCCCGGGCTTCATCAAACTCCAATTGTCAAGGACTTCACGAGCAAGGAACGCTGGCGCACACGCTCCCTCGCTCACAACGGCTAGAGAGCCCTTCGCCAAGTACTGCGCATGTCCGTTAAAGGGGAAAACTACAGCGAAAGCCACTATAACCAATAAAGCAATCAACGACTTCATGATCCCTCCCACTTTGCGCACACTCATGACACTGGGGACAGTGAAAAAATGGCCGTGACTCAACGATCACTCGGGCGATCAGGGGCTGGCGCCACGGGGTTATATTTGATCTCAAAAACTTTGGAACCATCAAATCGTCTGCCGTCCGGATATTCTACCATTAGGTCTTCTGGACTGATTTTCCATGAATAAATGGAGACGGCGTGCACATCCATCAACGATATCTCTCCGATATAAGAATCGCCTGGACGCACATTTTTTCTCATTCCAGCAAGTCGATCTCTGCCCATGTACTTGTCTTCCGCGTCAAACGCAGCTACATCAAACTGAAGAGACGAGAGAAAATGCTGTGATTCGTTCTTAACTTCAATGATGACTTTCGTGTGCCTTCCTCTTTGCTCCATTCTGAGCACTTTGATAGAGATCGTCGGCTTAACCGATTGAACGTCAGAAGCCTCCGTTCTCGCTGCTCCAGGCAAAAGGACAGCCAGGCAAAGCAAGAACACAAGAAACGCCCTCAGACAAAACCTCATAACCTCCCCCTCATCCTCGAATCCAGGAAAACGCCCAAAAGACGATGGTTGCAAGCAGACTCACGAGTACGCGCACTATCCATCGGTCACGACAAAACTGGGATGCAAAAATAGAAGCGCCTCTCATGGTGTGTCTCACCTAAATCGTTTGAGTGCGGGGCCTGCGATAAATGCGTGAACTCCAAATACACTCCCCGACGACACGAATAGCGCCTTTCACAATGTCGAAACTCGAATACGTTGGATTCTCGGGCCGGATCACGAACCTGTCTTCTCCTATCGCCCTCATATGGCTTACCTGAAGAAGGCCGCCGAGAGCGAACGCGTACACCGCCTCATCCTGGACAACATTCCTCCCCAAGTCCACCATGATCAGATCACCCATTTGCATCAGAGGATACATGAAATCGTCCTGCAATTCCACAATGCGCACCGCATTCACGTCACTGGCGATACCCGCAAGCATGTCGTATGGATAGCCGTACCATTGGGTCTTTTCCATAGGCAACAGACCATTTTGCATGCGCGCCAGCACATCGACACGAATCTTGGGAACAAACACTGTGTCTTCGGTTCGAGCCGGATCGAATCTTCTGGAAGATGAAAAATCATCACGACAGAGGTCCGCAAGGAATATCGGAGGAACTCCGTACAAAAGCCAGTTGGCCGAGATCCCCCGTCTCTCTCTTATCGTTGAGAGCGTGCTCCCGCTCATAGTGTCGTTCTTGGCTGCGCTCTTTAGGGTAGCTTTGGGAACCCCAGTGAATTTTTCAAGATCGGAAAGCCAGGTCTTTTCGTTTCCCCCAAGCAGGACCGCCAGCTCAATTAGCCGTTCACTCAAAGACATGGAAAACCTTTCCTAAAGGCAAGAAGAAAACAGCCCGATGAAAAAACATCCCACCAAGACCGTTTTCTCTTGACAAAATTGATGCCGAGATGAAAAAATAGCTCAGCTCAAAAACACCAATCAATAAACACTCGAATCAGCGGGCGGAACGGCCGGATCGACCTACGTGGATCTTCAGGTGGGCGGCGATCACTTTGCCCACAATGATCTTTGACAACTCGCGTGACCACGCCTTCAGGGGAGGATATCTCTTGTTCGCGGACACGAACCAGAGATCCTTTCCCTTTTTTTCAACAATTTTTACGGCAATTCCATGTACATCATCGTCCATTACTACCGCGTAGATTGCACCATTCTGAAAGGACAGCAGGTCCCGTCCTTTCGCGCAATCAACAAAGCAGACAGCCCCCCGGGGGATCTCCGGCTCCATAGAATCCGCGGTGTTAAGGAGGCGAATCGCCACAACGCGGTCCGACGCGTGTGCATCGCGTAACTCTTTCTCTCCGATGGAGACAAATTCAATAGGCTCTCCGACAATCCGGCCATTGGGGCCCGCCGACGCATGTTCATAAAGGGGGACGTTACGCGCAGGTGCGTGGTCGGGGAGAGAGGAAGGGGGCGAAGGGGCAACCGAAATTGCATCCTCTCCCATGGGGAGGCCGAAAGCAACTCTTCTCAGCCTATCCTTTTCTATTTCTGGCAATTTAAGATTTTCCACAACTTTATCAATCGTTTCCGGTAAAATATTTACGAAGCCTTTTTCCCATTTAGTAAGCATGCTTGCATCAATTCCAAGCAACTTAGCAAAACTCCTATTAGATTCAGGCTTCCCTTTATTGTTATGCCTTCGATACTTATTAATCTCATTGTAAAAATCAATAGTTTTCACAATTACCTCAAAAACTAAAAATTGAATTGACAAAGTGCTGGATGCGATCTACAACCTTCACCACACCGCAAACCAATCTTATCACGGTTCACTGAGGCGGATCATTACCGGAATGGTAGTGGTTTGTCAAGAAAAAAAGAGGGGATACGTATGCCCGCACCGTCAAAAATCGGAATAGCCTTCCTGGAACGGCTCGAAACCTTTCGTTTGCCAAACGAGAAGGACGCGTATTTTGCCCGACGCATCGGGATTGCCCTCCAAACCCTACGGAATTGGCATCTCTGCCGAGAGGCGAACAAAGACTTCAATCCCCAGTTGGGCGCTGTAGCGGAAATCGCCAGGAGCCTGGATATATCGTTTGAATGGCTGGCATTGGGGCCAAGGAAAAAGTCGGAAGCAACCTTCATTGTCCCTGTGACCAATAGCGAGGAAGCCGAGTGTCCAATCCAGACGCAAACAAACTGACGTGGAGAACCCTTATCGCGGAGACATCCAGGCTCTCAGGGCATCCGACATCCCGGTGCGCAAAAATTCTCCGGATTGCGTTCACCACGATCCGGACGTCGATCGAAGAGCGACAAGTGGTTCATATGCAGTCATTCGGAAAATGGTTTTGGCGACGGCCTCTGCAAACGCGACGCACACGGCCAAGGGAAAACGAACGACAACGAATTGCGTTCCGACTCTACCGAGAGAGGAAGCGCAAACATTGAGGCTCTGTCATTCCGGGCGATGCAGGGCTGGCAGGTGTTCAGAGTCTCAGGAAACAGAGCCTCAACAATTTCAATGAAGAGGAGGAGAAGGATTGCCAACAACAGCGGAAAGAGACGCGGCAGTCGCTAGAGCAGTAGCGGCATGGCAGGCGAACCAGCCCGATCTGGTCACCTGCCCGCTTGGCACGATCACGCTCCGTGACTGCGATCGCTACCAGGAAGAACGAGCGCATGACGACAGCGTTGTGGTTCACAGCAACAACCGAGTCAGGTTCAAGGCGCCTCGATTCGCAAGATGCCGAGGCGCAAATTGCCCTCGCTACCAATTCAAGGACAGCGATCCGGACAGAGACAATTTTGAAAAAGGAAGAGGAAAACGCAAGAGGGGGCCGCGGAAACCAAGCAGCGATCCTCGACCTGCGGGAGGGACAGCATGACGGAAACAGCAACACAGTCGAAAAATGCTCCATGCGCCACATGCGCAAATCAGAAACTCGACTCCGAAGGACAGGAGTACTGCGACGAATTCGGGGAAGCCGTAGGCGTCATTGCAAGTTGCGGGTGTTGGGCTCCAAGAAACGCAGAGAACAAAGAAGAAAGAGGGCAGCAAGACGGCCCCGAAGAAGAGGAAAATGAGGCGGCGCCTGAAACAGAAGAACCTGCCGAGACTATTGATTCGGAGCCCACAGAAGAAGGAATAGGTTCGGAAGACGAGGCTAGCCCTGAAGATAAGGTGTCCTCCACAACAGTAACAATCGACGGCGCAACATTTCCGATGAATGAAGACGGAACGTTCCCGGACGAGACGAAGACTGCGATTCAAGCCGTCGTCGCCGATAAAATCAACGAACGCCGTTCCCTCTCCGACCGCTCCATCTCCGAAGAAACGCCCGAAGCCAAGACCACAACGGAGTTCGATCTCAACGAACTTCCGGGCGTGCGCGACACGCTGGAGATGCACCGAGCGCAGATTTACCGCTATTTTCATGAAGGTGGTGACGAAACGCCGGTCATGAACCTGAAGCTTGCATTCGGACGAGGATCTGTAAAGGGACAGATTGTCACGACGATTCCGCATAAGATCAAGAGCGATATCGTCGCAACCGATCTTGTCCACGAAAACGGCGACATTCGGTTATTGAGAGCTGTGCGGCAGGTCGATATGTTCGGAGCGGGCGTCAATCCCGAAACGCCGGTCACTGTTGAAATAGCGCCTGAGTCCGATGAATCTCCGGCCGACGTATCTGTGCCCGACTTCTTCGAGATCTTCACTCAAACGCGACTGAAACTCCTACAGCTCTGCCCAAAGAAGCAATGGTTCCGATACGAACGGGGCCTAGTTCCTCAATCCAGCAAGGAAGAGGCGCTATGGTTTGGGACCGTGATCCATATGTGTCTCGACGTGTGGCATGACCCAAGCGAACGGACCCGACAAGAGCGAATCGAAGCCATCAAAGAAATCATTGCGACTAACTTCCAGAATCGCGATCAGGACGAGAAGGAAAGGAAGCTGTGGCACTACGCCCGAGCGATGGTCCGAGCCTACATGCTCAAATTCCCCCTCGGATCGGAGAGCTGGACATCCAGCGCCACTGAAAAGTTCTTTCATGGCCCCATCGTGAACCCCGAAACAGGAGAAGCGATCTCCTGGGCGATCTATGCAGGGAAGCTAGACCTTGCTGGATTGTGGGGAGACCAGACGAAATTCATTGGCGAGCACAAGACCGCGACCACAATCGATTCCAGCTACCTCGAAGCCTTGCAAAACGATCTGCAAATCATCGGGTATGCGCTGTATGCCGGTGAACAGGAAGGCTGCACATACAATCGCATCCTCTACAATGTGCTTGCGAAACCGATGCTGAAGCAGAGCAAGGGAGAAACTCAAGAGGAATATCTAACACGGTACGCGGAAGCCTGTACCAAAGCCAAGTCAGGGAAAAGCTCGGCAAAGCGCAATATGCCCGAAACTGACGACGAGTTTCAAAAACGTCTCGCGGACTGGTACGAGAAACCCGAAAAACTGCATCGCGAAGAAATCCTGATCGATCAACGGCAATACGACGAAGTACGTCGCGAACTATGGAATCTATGCCAACTCTACTTGCACATGCGTACATCAGGCAATTGGCCAAGGAACCGCAAGGCTTGTTACGGCATGAGTGGCAAATGCGGCTACTACGACGCCTGCATGGCCCGGCCCGAAGAAGAAGAGCAGATGATTGAGTTGTACCTCCGACCGGAACCTCCACATGCGGAGCTGCAAGAGTTTCTGGGTGAAGTGTTGAGAACGAAGGGAAAAGAGACGGAAACCGCCGAAGACGGTGGTGAACCTGTAGATCTCGCGCCTCCGGTAGACAGCGACGGTGTGGCCACTGAAAACGATGAGCCTGATGGAAACGAATCTGTCAGCCAAGACGGACCGGAGGCGACGACGCAGGATGCGCCCGACGACAACGCTGGCGCCAACGACAACAGCGAAACACCCAACGAAGATTTCTAATCGATTCCACCACGAATCGTTCAACGAGGAGGAATACTCACCAATGCCATTACCCACAGCCCAATCGGAACCTGAAATCGATCCCTCCCGACTATGTGTGACCATTTACACAGAAAGCGGCTTAGGGAAATCCACATTCTGTTCGCAGGTGAAAGACATCCTGCTTGTCCCCAACGTCCAGGCTGGTCTACGCAACATCAAGGGATACAAGTACGACATTATCACGCACTGGGATGGATATAAGACTGTCCTGCAAGAACTGAAGAACGAGAAGCATTCATACCGGGCGGTATGCCTCGACACCATCACCGAGATGCGTAAAATGGCGGCTGACGCCATCTGCCGCAAGTACAATGTTCCCCACGAAACTGACCTTCCGGGGGACAATAACAAGGGATACACACTCATCAACAACGAGTTCTTCCGCCTGATCAAAGAATTCTATGGCCTGGGCCTGGGGCTATACATGACCGCTCACGTCCGAGAAGAGAAACAGAAGACCAAGACTCAAGAATGGTTGAAAGCGGTCCCGGACCTGCCGGGCAAGAGCCGGGCCGACATTATCGCGATTAGCGACATTGTGCTCTATGGCGACAGCGAAGAATATGAAGACGACAAAGACGACAACAAGAAAAAAACGCGGAGAATTTTGCATACTAGACCCAACACCTATTGGGTCGCAAAAGACCGTTTCTCCGTCCTCCCGGAACCGATCCCACTCAGCTACAACCGTTTCATGCAGTCCTTCATTGAGGGGATGAAGCAGAAGAAGCTGGCCGTTGAACACACCGGAAACGCGGGGACCTCTAACGCCCGGACAAATGACAAAACCGAAAACAAACTCGATAACAAAGCCGAAAACAAGAACGCAACCCCTGGGGCCGCAACCACTGCGTCTCCCAAGAAATAACCATAACGGATACCCGCAACACCGAAAGGAGCGCACACCATGCCCGTAGATCTCGCAAAGATGAACGAAGAATATGAAAAAGCAAAACCCGCAACCGATGGCCTTCCTCCCGGAACCTACCAGGCCAGAATCGATGAAGCGATCCTTGGCACAACGAATGACGACAAGTACTGGATGATCAAATTCAAATTGAAAGTGGTGTCTGGCCAGCACGAAGGCGCTACAGCCTTCTTCAACATCACCATTACGGGCGAAAAGGACAACTACACCTATGTAAAAAGGGACCTCCACAAGCTGGGATACAGCGGCCCCCTGGGAGAAGACCAGATACGTGCCGCCTGCGAAGAGTGGATTGGGCAATACATCGAGATCAAGGTGGGCACCAGGAAAGACAAGAGAACCGGAGAAGAACGGTCGCAAACATACATGAACAAGCGCATCGAGCCGTCAAACATCACACCCGGATACGACGGCCCCAGTGAACCGACTGACTACGCTCCACCGGATTGGGACGATAACATTTGATTTTCTTCTTTTGGCGAATTGCAGGGCTAGTTCCATGAGCAAAGACAAATTTCAACACATCATCGTGATCGATACCCGCGAACAAACTCCCTGGGCGTTCGGGGAGGGCTTTCAGACCGTCAATTGCGCCCTCCCCGCGGGGGACTATTCGGTAATGGGGTATGAACACGAAATCGCAATCGAGCGCAAGAATATTAACGATCTGGCTCAAACGGTCATCAAAGATCGAAGGCGATTTCACAAGGAATTGTCAAAACTGGCCGGCTACCGTCACAAGGCCGTCGTAGTCGAAGCCAAGATCGAAGACATCCTTTTGCGGAAGTACTCGAGCAACGCCCATCCGTTTAGCGTACTCGGGGCCTGCTCCTCGTTTCACGCGATCTATGGGGTCCCGTTCCTTTGGTGGGACAGCCGACAAACGGCTGAACTCATGGCGAAGATGTGGCTGCAGTGGGCTGCGAGAATTGAAGACCAAAGGAAAGAGGCGGAAAAGAACGGGATGAAAGACCAGGAAGTGGAAGACAGAAAAATGGAAAACAAGGACGGAAACAATGGCTAAATCCGCAGCCCAAAAACTTGACGACTCCCTATTCCGTGAAACGCTTCGAGGAACTGTCGCCAAGCTCTATACCTCAAACCCGAAATTCTCGGCTGGACTGTTCGATACCGGGCAACGGCAGTCGGGCTCGATCCGTTTCACTGCCGCGACACAGCTTGTCGAGGGCGTGCGACTCGTGCTTTCTGGCCAATGGGTAAAAGACCCAAAATTTGGAGCGCAATTCGCGGCGGAAACAGTTGAATACGATATGTCCATCGACCCGGAGGGCCTTGCGTTATGGCTCGCCAAGAATCCCGCATTGAAAGGCATCGGTCGCGCCAAAGCCGAGCGGATCGCAGAAGTCTTTGGCGCCGACTTCGACAACATTGTCACGAACGAACCCGAGAAAATTCAAAAGCTGGCACATCTCTCAAACGAAAGCATGACGTTGCTGACTGCGCTCTGGAAAGACTACCGGGACTATCACAAACTCATCACGTGGCTCGCGCAGTTTGGCTTATCCATAAAGGAAATTGACGCAATCAAAGAGAAATACGGTAACGACGCAATCGTTATTCTGCAGGCGGACCCTTATACGATCTGTGGAGAGATCCCACGATTCGGATTCAAGACCGTTGACACGATCGCTCTGAAAATGGGGGTTTCGAAGGAGCTTGATTCAAGAATTGGTCACGGAGTCCTGTGGAGTCTCAACGAGAACCTCAACGAGGGATCCACGTACATGCGACGTGACGACCTGGTCAACGCAGCCAATAGTCTGCTGAACCTGGATACATTGAATAGCAAACAGATCATTTCGGACAAAATTACAGAACTGACAAAGCAGGGACACCTGCAGCAACACATTGTAGACAAGACTCGAATCGTCATTCACCCTGATGTTGCGGAAAAAGAAGAATTTCTCTGTGAGATATTCCGCAACACCAAAGACCGTAAACATCCTCATGCTCACGCAATCCCGGCCGACATCACGGCGTGGCTCCCCTCTGGCGACAGGGAATTGAACGAGCAGCAGCGTCAGGCCGTAGACCAGGCGACGAGGAAGAGCGTCAGCCTGATCAGTGGCGGCGCCGGAACCGGCAAGACGTTCACAATCAAAACAATTGTGGACTGCTACGAACAACACGCCGAAAAGACCATCTTCATTCCCGAGCTTGATGGAAGTGAGACCGCAGACAAGATCCACTTCCGCGTCGAGTTGTGCGCTCCCACAGGCAAGGCTGCCCGACGAATGGAGGAATCAACCGGCCACTATGCGCAGACCATTCACCGATTGCTCGAGTACCATCCTGCGTTCGGGTTCCAGCGAGACAAATACAATCCGATCAACGCAGACGTGGTGATTATCGACGAATTCTCAATGGTAGATTCGATCTTGGGCTACCATCTGTTTCAGGCCATAGACCTGCGAAACACGTCCGTGGTTATCGTCGGGGACCATAACCAGCTTCCCCCTGTGGGGCCTGGAAACATCCTGCGGGATCTTATCCAATCGGGCTGCGTCCCAACGACAATGTTGACACATGTTGTTCGGCAGGCCGGAACGCTCAAAAGGAATTGCACGGCCATTCTCGATGGCTATGTTGAACCAACATGCAAACCCAAAGAAAAAGGAGCCATCCCTTGGCAGGTCGTGAGGAGCTTGACTGAAACTCTGACCTGCAAGAGACACCTGGTCGACGGATTCAAACAAATTTTAGAGAGCCGGCCGACAGCCGACATCATCCATGGAATCCAAATCTTGAGCCCCCAGAAAAAGGGTGACCTGGGCTGCGATGCCTTGAATGTGGAGCTTCAAAGGGTAGTCCAAAAGGTGAAGTGGGGCGTCGATGTCGAGCCCGTTAGTCACGGCAAGGGAAAACGGCCAGCCTTCTACGTAAACGATAAAGTGATCCAGACCAAAAACGACTACAACCTGGACGTGATGAACGGCACGTTAGGCCAAATCGTTGGCATCGGCCCCTTCTTCGACCCTGAAACGAGAGAAGAAATCGCCAACACCAAGGACGCTTTGAAGATCCAGTTTGAGGGACGGAATCGTCCGGTAATCGTCGAGAAGGATAAAAGAATCAACGTGAGCTTGGCATACGCTCTCACGATCCACAAGTGTCAGGGAAGCGAATTCCCAATGGTGTTGCTGGTAATCCACAAAGCGCACAACTTCATGCACACAAGAAACCTGCTCTACACGGGCGCAACCAGGGCGAAGAAAAAACTCATTGTGATGGGTGACAAATGGGGGATCTCGAACTGCGCAAGCAAGGTGGCTGTGGATTTGAGAAAGACATGGCTGAGTGAGTTGTTGAAGAGGTGTGCATGAGTCTTCCATCCCTATTCACAAGACTGCGAGGCTACAGGGTCAATAACTACGTGGTCCTTTTGATCATTCAGGGGATAACGCCGGTCTGTCAGAATTGCGGAGCTGAGTCATGAGTTTCCTCTACGTCTCCACCTCGCTCTCTCATTTCGAGATCCCACGATCCCTGGATCCACCGCGGTCCTTCGGATGGAACGGCCAAATGTATCGCCGGCTCGACTCCCAATTCTACGCGTGGTTGCGTCGGCGAATCGATGCTCTTGCTCGGATGGAAGTAGGCGCTTTTGAGAAAGCCGGCGTCACGGTGAACGACTACACAGAGACTCTCGATCGTTTCTCTGAGATCCACGAATGGGCGAAGGTCCGGATGGGCGCCGAGAAATTGGAAGAGATCACGAAGAAAACAAATCTGAAGGGCTTTGAGTTGAGACCCTATAGTCCGACGCTTTGGGATGCGACCGATAAAGTAGTCATCAGTTGCATCCCTGGTGAATCGGATGATTCAGCGATTTGGGCGCAAATCTCCGCCAATGAGCGGTTAGCCACTCCTGCCGCGACGGCCGAGACGACGCCCCAATGTCTTGGGACTGCTCCACCAAAACCAAGGATGATTCATACCCATCCTCCGAAGGTGAATGTCTCGAAAAGCACGGAGCAGTCCCAACTGTTTTGAGGGTGGGAAAGACGCAAAGGGACACGAAGGGACGAAAAAGAATAACCGGTTTGGCTTGGACTCTCTCCCTGTAGCATGGATATCCGAACGTAGATGTTCAATCAGAGCCTGAGCCAATGTTTTCGATAAGGGACTGCGAAAAAATGACGTGTATCCGAAACTTCCAGCTCGGAATATGAACGCAGCCCCTAATTTAAGAGATCGATCGATGATAGAAGATTGGCGACCGATACCGAATTTCCCGCACTATGCTGTATCAACGCACGGAAGAGTATTTTCGTGGCGGTCGGGCGCCTATCTAGCAATAAGTGGGCTGGGCCATCGTGCGATTGTGCATCTCCGGGCGCCGGATGGATCAAAGAAAACCCCTGAACTCGCTCGTTTGATCCTAAAGGTCTTTGTCAGGCCGCCAAAGCCTGGTGAAACCGTCAAATTCATCGATCCCAATAGCTGGAAATGTTCACTGGAAAACCTGTCTTGGGCGTCAAGAAGCGAACACCGAAAGGCAAACTATCGTGCCTTGCGTCGCGCTCAACGATGCGCTCGGAAGAGACGACTACTTGTCGCTACAGACCCCACACGAAAAAACGAAGAATGGAAACGATTCTAAGAAAGAGGGAAAGGAGGAGAGCCATGCGTCTCTGTGTGTATGTGGCTGGCGCTTATTCGTCCAATCATATCCTTGGTGTCGCGGCGAACATCCGTAGGGGGCGCCGCTTTGCAACCGAAATAAAGAAAGCTGGCTTCGCTGATTATTGCCCGTGGAATGACTGGGAGCAAGCCGTCCTTGATGACATTCCCATGAAGGACTTCAAAGAGACAGGTCTTGCATGGTTGCG